TTTAGAACAAGCATTACTTCAGGTTAATACACTTGAAGAAGCAGTAAAGCAAAATGCAAAAGGTATACTTTCTTCTGTTATGAAGCAAGAACTAAACGATTTGCTAAAAGAATCACAAATGGAAGAAGAGGATGAGGTTAAAAACGAAGAAGTGTCTGAAGATGTTTCTGAAGAAAAATCTCAACCTAAAGAAGAGGAAAAAGATATGTCAGAACAACCAGAAGAAGATGATGATGAATCAGATGATGATTCAGAATCTGAAGATGAGGTTGAACCTGAAAATACAGATGACCTCGATAACGAAGATCCAGTTAAAGGTCTTGACAATTTAGATTCAGAAATGGGTGATGATGATGTCCTTCATTAGAACCATCTCTTGATGATGAGATGTCGGATGATGACGTTATGGACATGACAGGTGCTTCTGATGATGAGGTACTTAAAGTTTTCAAGGCTATGAAACCAGAAGATGGTATTGTAGTTAAGAAAGACGGTAATAACGTAGAACTTGAAACTGGTGATGACGAATTCATAATCAAACTTGACGAAGAAGAGGAATCTAAAGAAGAAGTTGGTGAAGAAAAATCTGAACCAGAAGAATCTGTAGATGAAGAAACTCTTTATGAAATTGAGTTAGATGAAGAAGAGGAGTCTAAAGAAAAAGAAGCTAAAGAAGAAGCTAAAGAAGAAGAATCTAAAGAAGTTAAAGAAGTTGAAGCAACTGAAGCAGTTAGAACAAAATGGAACCCACACGGAAATAAAGGTGAGGCCGATAGAGCTGGATTACCAAGTAAAAAGGTATTCAAAGCTGGTTCTGGTTTGAATGAGGAAGTAGATACTTTGAAAAAACAAAACGCCGAATACAAAAAGGCTTTGGTACTTTTTAAAGAAAAACTTAATGAAGTAGCTGTATTCAATGCAAGTTTAGCTTATGCGACACGTTTATTTACAGAGCATACTACAACAAAACAAGAAAAATTGAATATTCTTAAGAGATTTGATTCAATTTCAAATATGAATGAATCTAAAAATTTGTTCAACACAATCAAAACTGAATTAGAAAATAGAACACCTATTTCTGAATCGGTTGTTGATAAAATCTCTACTTCGCCATCATCTTCAGCAACTGAGGTGTTATCAGAATCAAAAGCATATGAGAACCCACAATTCAGAAGAATGAAAGATTTAATGGCAAAAATAAAATAATAAATAAAAATTAAAACCAATATTTTAAAATGGGAGCATTATTAGAATCAGGTATGGTTGGTAACATCGGTCTTAAGCACCTACGTGTTATCAAAGAAGATACCATCAAAAAATGGGATGACTTAGGATTCTTAGAGGGTCTTGAAGGTCACCAAAAAGACAACATTGCACAATTGTATGAAAACCAAGCTTCATACTTAATTAACGAGGCTGCTGTAGCAGATGCTTCAGGTTCATTTGAAACTGTAGTATTCCCTATCATCAGAAGAGTTTTCTCTAAATTGTTAGCAAACGATATCGTTTCTGTACAAGCTATGAACTTACCAATCGGTAAATTGTTCTATTTTGTACCTAAAATCCAAGAGAGAAGTGGTGCAAATCACTACCAACCTTATGGAATGCCAGGTAACGCTGATGCCGCAACAGCTGGTTATTCAGGTATCAACCTTTATGATCGTTTCTATGAGTCTGATGATTCAACATCTTCAGGTTTGTTCGATTATTCTAAAGGTGCATATTCTGCAATCACATTGTCTGCATCTACATTAGTAACTTTCTCTAATGGTTCAACATCTAACGTAACATTATCAACAATCACTGGTGGTACAGGTGTTTCATCTGTAATCGCTAAATTCACTGGTTTTGTAAAAGATGGTCAAGGTAAATTAATCGGTCCTAACGGTAACGCTATGGACACTGAAGAATTCTTAGCAGGTATGACAGTTGCTTACCAAGGTTCATCATTACCATTCAATATCGTAACTCAAAAATACGGTAAAGGTCTTGTAGAATATGGTCAAAAAGCAACTACATCTAACTATCCATCAGGTAGATACGATGATATTTGTGACGAAGATGGTTCAATCTATGTTCAAATAGACCACCAAACATATTCTAGCACAGCTGGTTTCTCAAATGCAGTGTTAGGTAATACTGTAATTGGTGATTGGACTATGTCTTACAGAGTGTATGACACATTAGAATTCGAAGACAATATCGGTGAAGTATCATTTGATTTGGCTTCTGTAACAGTTTCTGTAACTGAAAGAAAGTTAAGAGCTAGCTGGTCTCCTGAATTGGCTCAAGACGTTTCTGCTTTCCACAACATCGATGCTGAAGCTGAATTAACAGTTTTATTATCTGAGCAAATCGCCGCTGAGGTTGACCGTGAAATTTTACGTGACCTTAGAAAAGGTGCAGCGTGGACAGCTAAATGGGATTACAATGAGTGGAAATATGGTGCAACAGGTAAAACTCCATTCATGGGTTATACTCAAAAAGACTGGAACCAAACTTTAATCACAAAGATTAACCAAGTTTCAGCTCAAATCCATAAAACAACATTGAGAGGTGGTGCTAACTGGATCGTTGTTTCTTCAGAAGTTTCTGCAGTATTCGATGATTTAGAATATTTCCACGTATCAAACGCTCATCCTGAGCAAGATCAATACAACATGGGTATTGAGAAAATCGGTACATTAGCTGGTCGTTACCAAGTGTATCGTGATCCTTACTTCCCAGCAGGTAAAGTATTGATTGGTCACAAAGGTAAATCATTATTGGACGCTGGTTACATCTACGCTCCATATGTACCTTTACAATTGACTCCAACAATGTACAATCCAT